TCCAACATCCTGCCAGAGCTCAAGCGCCAAGGGTTCCACGTGACCATGATGACGACCCCGCGCGGGCACGAAATCGTCAAGCATGACCCGCACATCGATGCATTCTTCATGCAAGATGTCGACCAAGTCGTGAACCAGGAACTGGCCGATTTCTGGGCAGTGCAGGCCACGCGGTTCGATCGGTTCATCAACCTGTCCGAGTCGGTCGAGGGCACGCTGCTGGCCATGCCGGGCCGGGCGAATCACCTGTGGCCCGACAATCTGCGCCGCGAACTGCTGGGGCAGAACTACCTCGAATTCACGGCCAAGCTGGCGCAGATCCCGTACCGCTCAGAGGCCCGGTTCTACGCATCCGAGGACGAAACGCTCAAGGCCAAGGCGTATCTGGCCGACATCAAGAACACGCTGGCCGGGCCGCTCAAGATCGGCATGCGCGCCCCGCCACGGTTCAACATCCTTTGGTGCCTTGCAGGCTCGAGCATCCACAAGTTCTACCCGGCCCAGGACGAGGTCATCGCAAACGTGATGCGCTCCATCCCAGAGGCTGTGATCGTGTTCAGTGGGGACATCGCCTGCAAAATCCTCGAAACCGGTTGGGAGAAAGAGCCCCGCGTGCGGTGCACATCGGGCGAGATGGACGTGCGCGACAGTTTGGCCCTGGCCCAAGTGGTGGATTGCGTGGTCGGGCCAGAGACCGGAACGCTCAATGCCGTGGCGTTCGAGCAGGTCCCCAAGGTGATCATGCTGTCGCACTCGTCCCACGAGAACCTGACCAAGCACTGGGTCAACACAGCGGTCTTGACGCCTGCCAACACCGATTGCTACCCCTGTCACCGCCTGCACTACACGCGCGAGTTCTGCCACGAGGACGCGGCCACCGGTGCGGCCATGTGCCAAAAGAACATCGACCCCAAGTTGGTGTTTGAGGCGATACACGCAGCCTACCAACAGTACAAACAGTACAAACGGAGTCACCTATGACGCTCTCAGAAATGATCAAGCTGGCCCGGCGCCGCTCCGACGATCTGGTGGAGGACTACCGAATCTCAAAGGCCGAATACTTTGACTTTGCCAACGAGGCGCAGGACGAGGCATGCCGGCGCTCCCGGCTGATCCTGGACTCCACGACGGCGGCCATCTGCCAAATCGCCCTGGTCAGTGGCACGGCAACCTACGACCTCGATGACCGGGTGCTGTTCGTGCGCCGGGTCAAACTGTCCACCATCACGCCTGTCCTGGCTCGGGTCAGCCGTAAGACGCTCGATGTCGGCGCGCCCGATTGGGAGACCGAGACCGGGCAGCCGCGCGGCTACGTGCCGGACATGGAGGACGGTGTGCTTCGCCCGTACCCAACACCGGATGCAAGCTACACGGCAAAACTGACGGTGGTGCGCATGCCGCTGGTGTCCATGACCGACGGCGATGAAGAACCCGAAATCAGGTCGCGCCATCACCGCATGCTGGTCGAGTGGATGCTGTACCGGGCCTACTCGAAAGAGGACTCGGAGATCTACAGCCCCAAGAAGGCATCCGAATGCCTGGCCATGTTCGAGTCCGAGTTTGGCCGGCGCTCCACCGCGCAGGACGAATCGTGGATCGAGCGCGAGCACGGGTATGAGACCGATGAGGGTGTCTACTAGGCTTTGCCCCCGGCAATGTTAGCCAAATGAGGTAGACGGCGCGACCATCGGCGCCGTGAAACCATCAAACGTCACCGCCTTTCGAGGCCTGAACACCACGGCTGACCCGCTCAGGCTGGGTCTTGGCTGGCTGTCCACGGCCAACAACGTCAACGTGCGCAGCGACGGCGCCATCGAGGCGCGCGAGGGTTACTCCCTGCACGCAGCCGGGACCAGCATCACATCAGCGTTCTCCAGCGCAGACTTCCAGCGCGCCTGGTACGTCGACAACGGCACTGTCAAGACCCTGGCCGGCGCCAATGTGACCACGATCACAAGCACGGCGTATTTGCACTGGGCCGAGGTCAACCGCGAGGCGTTCTACAACAACGGCGTGGACTCCGGGATCATCCTGGGCGACAACTCGGTGATCCCGTGGCGCTGGACGGTGCCATACCCTCCGACTCTGGCCGCAGTGGCCGGGACGCTGGACGCTGGCCTGTACCGGGTGGTGACAACCTTCATCCTGCCCGACGGGCGCGAGACCGGGCCCAGTGAGCCCAGCGAATTCGAGATCCTTGAGGGCGAGGCCCTGCAGATCAGCGGCATCCACCTCGACGCCCCGAACAGCACCCGCGTCTACATCGCCCCTGCCAACTCCAGCGTGTTCCAACTTGCCAGCTACGACAGCGCGGCAGCCATGGTCTGGAACGCGCCAACCGAGTCTCTGGGCTTTGATCTGGCAACGGACGGCATGGACCCGCTCCCGATGGACGCAACCGTCATTGCGTTCTGGTCGGGCCGGGCCTACGCAGCGCAGTACATGGCCGGCGACGGCATGACGGCGCTGTGGCACTCGCAGCCGATGGGCTTTCACCTGTTCGACCTATCCACCGACTTTCACGCCATCCCCGGCGAGATTGTGATGCTCGCCCCAACACCGGGCGCACTGGTGATCGGCACGCGCACAGAGATTTACGCACTGACATCCGATGGTTTGCAGCTGCTGGCCGACTACGGCACGGTGCCCGGTCGGCATTGGGCGACGGACGCGGCGGGATCGATCGTGTTCTGGACGCTTCGCGGCATGTGCCGTGCGATGCCGTTCACCAACCTCACACAGGGCCACCTATCGGTCGCCCCCGGAGTCCAAGCCGGCGCATCGGTGATCGAGCGCGACGGACAGCGACGTTTTGTCGTTTCCCTTCACCGGGGCGGGAAGGCATTCAATGCGCGCACCTGACGTCATGAACACAGGAATCTACACCATCGAACACGTGAGCTCCGGTCGATCCTACATCGGGTCGGCTATCAACTTCGCGGCGAGATGGCGTGTTCATCTTTGCCGTTTGCGCAAGGGGACACACCATTCCGCGCACCTTCAATCGGCATGGTCCAAGTACGGTGAAGCGTCATTCAAGTTCAAGAAGTTGATGGTGTGCAGCGCTGACAACTTGATGTTTTATGAGCAGCGAATGATCGATGGATATCAGGCATTCAATCGTGAGCATGGTTTCAATGCGAGGTCGGTTGCATCTTCTCAACTCGGCATGAAGCACTCAGACGCCGCACGGGAAAAGATTCGCGCAAAACGAGCGACGCAGGTGTTCTCAGCGGAGACGCGGGCGCTTTGGAGCAAGAACCGCATAGGCAAAAAGATGCCCGACTGGTTCGGAGAGTTCACGCGTCAGCACAGAACAGGCACCAAGCATACGGACGAGGCGAAAGCCAAGATCAGCGCAATCCAGCGCGGTAGGCCACAGCACCCTGCCAGCAGCAGGGCAAAGCTGACGCCAGCAGAAACAAGAGAGATACGGGCATTGCTTGCCGTCGGTGACACGACGCAAACAGCAATTGCAAAACGGTTCGGCGTTCATCAATCAGTGATCAGTCTTATCAACAGCCGAAAAAGCTGGTCTACAACTTAACAGTGAAGGGGTATTTATCATGACGTGGCGCTTCTCGCAAGGATTACGCAATTCACTCGCCCAAAGCGTCGGCTTTGCTGGCGCCCTGAATCGCGGCTACATCAACATCTACTCAGGCAGTCAGCCCGCAACGGCTGATGCGGTGTTCTCGGGCACGCTGCTGCTCACTCTGACGTCCAGCTCCGGCGCCCTGACCAAGGAAACGCGCGCAACCGGGTCGTTCACGATCGCTGGCGCATCTGGGAGTATCAACACGATCACGGTCGGCGGTCTGAACATCATGCCTGATGGCACAGTCCCGTTCAACACGACGTTGAACCAGACCGCATCTGATGTGGCTGACGCGATCAACCGCAACGGCATGTTCGAGGCAACGGTCTCGGCTGCAACGGTCACGCTCATGGGTCGCCGCGGCACGGGGGTTACGACCGCTGCGGTCTCGGGCACTGGCACTACCCTGACTGTCGGGACGCTCGTGAACATGGGCTCAGGCGTCGCCGGCGTTGCCCCGGTCAACTCCCTGATCCTGGCGTCCCCGCTGACAGGCGTTATTGCCAAGCCCCCCACACAAATCTGGAGCGGAGTGGGTGTCGCCGCCGGCACCGCAGGCTGGGGCCGGTTCTTCTCCAGCAACGGCGCCGACTCCGGTGCGGTCATCTCCGCAGCGCCTTTCTACCCGCGCTTGGACGGCTCGTGCGGCGTCGGTTCGGGCGACTTCCAGTTGTCCACGCTGGCAGTCGTCGTCGGCCTGCCAGTGACGCTTGACACCTTCCAGGTCACCATGCCGGCTGCGTGATGACTGATGGAGCACAAGTTAATCGAGGGCGGCGAGAAGTACCTTGCCCTTGCCCGCAGTGAAATCAAACGCTTGAGGGCGACGGGGCTTCCCTACGCCACCAAGCGGCTTGTGTTCCCCGACGCCACGGTGCGCGTCCAGGTCCTCGACGACATCGACTTCATCCACATCACGGGTGGCGGGGCTACGATCCCGATGGACTCGGGTGTGGTTGCAGTTGTCAGCATTGGGGAGGCCAACCCGGCCACCAAGTCGCCCGGCACCCTGTACGAGACAACCTACGTGCAGGGCTACAACGCGCCGTTTGTGCTGCCAAATGCCGAGGCCACGGTCCGACTCAACCCGAACACCGGCAACACCGGGCAGTTCTCGGGCATCCTGAAGAATACAGGGCAAAAGTTCAAGGGCAAGGTGCCAATCGATGTGAGTTTTGCCAAGTCGTTCGATGCGCCGACGGGCGAAGCATTGGCGGTTTGGGGGGATGCGATTGCCGACAAGAAGAACACGGCGGTTCTGTGCCCGGCCTCGATGTTCACCGGCAAGTGCCGCCTGTACGTGCAGGCCCTGTACGGCGCGCATATGGTCGCTGGCAAGGCGACTCCGTTTCGCCTGTCGGGCCTGTCCGGCGCCCCGTCGCTGTACGTTGACAACCGAACCAGCAGTGAGGCCGCCGTGCTGGTGGCAACTGGGTGCGGCGTGTATCTGGACAAGCAGCGCGGCAATCACTGGCTGTTCTCGACCAATGGGACGCCTGTCAGGGGGTGGCCGCTCAAGGCGCCATCGGCGGTAGAGGCGCTGCGCAAGCACCTGATCACAGTGGGCGACAAGGTATCGACCTTGAGCGAAGAGGACCGCGAGCATCTGGAGGCCTACATCCTGTCGCAGTGCCTGCCAAAGGGGGACGGCAGGTCAGCGTTCCTCAAGCCGGGCACGACGGACACCTGGTACAGCGCATCGAACCCCTACTCCATGGGGTACTCGTGGCACTGGAACTGGGACGGCACAAACGCCGATGCAGTCACGAACACGACGGTTGCGCAGGACATAACAAATTCGGCCATGCAGTCGCTTTGGTACAAGGCCACGATAACCCAGAGCGGCGCAGAGAGTTTTGAATGGAGCGAGGTGGACGATGAGCCCGATGAGATCCAGGAGTGGTCTGTCTGGCGCGCCCTGTGGTGCATCGCAGAGCCGGATTGGGGGACGCTGACGCTGATCAAGACTACGCCCAGGCAAAGCATCGTGGGGAACAGTCCGGGGCTGGTCACGTTCTACGTCTTCTATCGGCGCAACGAGTTGGTCAAGTGCCAGGTGTTCGTCGGAACCGAAGAGGCAGTCGTCAACAGCACGACGTTCACCAACGGGGCAACGGGCGGGGTAGACGGCACAAACTGCGTGACGAGAGGCTCAAACCTAGGCACCCGAAAGCAGATACACGGGTCAGCCCCAACTTCATATGCCAAGTTCACCATCGGCAACGTACAGACGCCAGACCTCTCAAGTGGAAGGACCACTTCCTACAACCTGGTTGAGGTCAAGAACAAGGTGTTCACGACATGGATCAACGGATATGGAAGCGGCGGCCTTGGAACCTGGATCGACTTTGATGTTTCAAACGATGACGGCACAAACCATCACTACGAGACCATATACGGCTACCTTGTCGATGACCGGCAGTCCCGCTACACGACGCTTGACTCAAGCATCTCGGAGGTCACCGACACCGAATACGGCATTGCGTCTGTCGTTGTCCCGCTATACGACGCCGAAGCTGCATATCTGTATTCCAGCCAGTCTGTCTCAACGAACGTCACGACAAATATTACGTACCACCTGGCCCATAGCTTGCTCGGACCACTAGGAGCGTTTTTGGTTCGCAGTAAGTTCGATCTGGACCTCACCGGATCAAGCCCAAATATTTACTACACGTCGTTTGCGCGGCTAAACGGCGCCTTTGCTTCGGACAATCTTGAACTTGTCAGTTTTGAGTCGATCATCCCTGACGACGCCACCGCAACGATCACGACAAGTCAAAAGCTGCTGTGCCATGCCGGGACGCTGGATGCGCAGTTCACCAGCCTCAGTGCACTCTTCAGCTCAGAAGATGACATCCCTGATGGCTACTACACCCTGAGCGGTACCAAGAACGATGGCGATGCGGTAGTGATCGCCACCAACCTCGATGAGTACGGCGGCGCACCGGATGTGAACGTCCCGGTCCTGGTGGGCTGGGTCTGAAAGGAAAATCATGGCAGTCCATCCCTACTACTACCAATCGTCGCTGCTGCTGAACTTCGAGGACGCGAGCGCGACCACGTTCACGGACATCAGCCCGACGCCCAAGACGCCGACGGTCAACGGCAACGCAGTCAACAGCGCGACGCAGTTCAAGTCAGGGGCGAAGTCGCTGGCGCTGGATGGCTCTGGCGATTGGCTGGAGTACGCGCAACATGCCGACTTTGATTTCGGCACTGGTGCGTTTCGCATTCGAGTTTGGTGGAGACCTACCAGTGTCGGCGCAGGCCAGAGAATAGTTGGTTACAACAAAGCATCGGCTGCCAATAACGCTGAAACTTGCTGGGGGATTAGTCAATCAGCCGCCGGGAAAGTTCTTGGCGAATTCTACGACTCAACAAACGGCCTGCTCCGAACGCTGACGGGCAGTACAACACTTGTCGTCGACACCTGGTATCAAATCGAGTACGCCCGCTCTGCAACAGGCGATGTTTCGTTGCGCCTGACCGGGGTTACGGATGCAACAACGACTAACTACCCCGGCAGTGTCGGCGCGGTGGCGGGTCGAGTTTTGAATGTTGGAAGATATCACGCACTAACTCTGAATTACGCGAACGGCTTCATCGACGGCCTTGAAATCCTCAAGGGTACTGCCGGCGAGACAGGTAACTACACGCCATCGAGCGAACTGTTCGAGGTCATGCCACCCGGCACCGGCACTGCCGCTGTCACGATCCCTTTCCCAACGGCAGTGGGGTATGGCGGCGGATTGGTGGACGCCTCAATACCCGCGCCCACGATCTCCGCAGCCGCTGGTGGTAACGCTGAGGTCACGATACCGTTCCCGCAAATCCTGGCCCAAGGGCATGACGCTACGGGCGAGCGCGCTGCCGCCGTCGTGATCCCGTTCCCGCAGATCGTCGCTCTGGCGGGCGCGCGCGCGGCGGTCACGATACCGTTCCCGGTCATAGAAGCGTCGATGACGGTGCCGGTGCGGATAACGGCGAGTGTTGTCATCCCGTTCCCGCAGATCATCGCGCGCCTGACAGGAACCGAGCGCATGACGGCAAGCGTCGTGATCCCATTCCCGCAGATCGATGCCAAAGGCGGCGGCAATGCAGAGGTCACGGTGCCGTCCTTCACCGCATCTGCGTCGGCCACCGTCGGCGCAATCATGCAGGCGCTGGTCACGATCCCGTTCCCGCAGATCTCGGCCAGCGGCGCAGCGGGCATCGTGATAAACGCCTACGTCCTGATCCCGATGATCCAGTCGGTGCCCAATGGCAGGGCTTTTGTCGTGATCCCGTTCCCGACCATCGTGGCCAGAGGCAGCGCGGTTGTCGCAGTCACCTACGAGGCCTATGCGGTCAACCTGATGCCGGGTGAGAGCATGCCGCACCAGGTCACGCGGTACACCAACTACGCGTTCGACTACATCGTTCGCCACCAGGACAGTTACTACGGCTTCAAGGCTGGCGGGGTCTACCTGCTGGGGGGCACGACCGACTACGCAGCCACACCGACCGCTGTGCCGTGGGACTGGAAGACCGCGATCACCGGGTTTGGCAGCCGGCAAAAGAAGCAGGTACGCGAGGGCTTCATCCACGGGCGCCTGGGCCCGAACGTGACCGCCAGCGTGTCGATTGGCGAGGCCGCAGATGAAACCTATGCGGCAACGATCGTGCGCGGCAGCACTGCGCAGGCGCACCGGGTCAAGTACGGCAAGGGGCTGAAGGCTGAATTCTGGTCCTTCGGATTTTCCGGGACCGGCCCGACGTGCGATGTCGACTCGATGGAACATGAGCCCGTAGAACTTCAAAGGAGGCTGTAATGGCAACCGTAGACACACTTATCGCACAAGCTCAAGCCTATGTGACCACCGTCACAGCGTCGGCTGACAATGCGGTCAGCAACATGCGCGACGACATCGATAGCGTCGGCTTCACCGTCATCGTCCCCGGCATCACAGGGCTACCGAACGAGCCCGAGATCCCCGAGATCACGCCATCGCCCACGCTTGACACGATCAATCTGGACCTGGCAACAGAGCCCAGTTCGGACATCGATTTCACCGTCATCAGCCAGATCGAGCGCGGTACGCTGCCCGTGCTCACGGCAGCGGCGCCGACCATCGTGCCACCGACGCTGCCCGTTCAACTGACGGCATTTGCTGAGACGCCACCACCAATCACCACGGAGTTCGACTTCCCCGTCATCCCCGCGCGGCTGGACGATGTTGTCTCCGAGCCAATCCTGGGAACCTACACCACCCCGGTCAAGCCCACGATCGCGTTGCCATCGTTTGACGCAACCGCGCCTGACGACACCCTGACGGTCCCAACCAACCTAGCCGGGACGCTGGATACGCAGTGGCGCAACGCGTCCCCCATGTTCGTTGCTGCCCTCAAGGGGCAGATGGATGCGATGCTCACCGAGGTCAACCCGCAGTTTCACACCCAGATGGCGGCCATCGAGACACAACTGACCGCCTACCTTGCAGGCGGCACCGGCTTCAGCCCCACGGTCGAGAACGCCATCTACGCCAAGTCGGCCGGCGTCAATGCAGCGGAGCACCGTCGCACGGCTGATGCCGCGTGGCAGGAGTCGGCATCACGTGGCTTCACCATGCCAGGCGGATCGATCCTGTCCGGTCTGCAAAGGTCGCGCCAGTCCTACGCCGACAAGCAGGCGGCACTTGCCGGCGAGCGACTGGTCAAGGCCTATGAGGTCGAGCAGCAGAACCTGCAGTTCGCGGTGACCACCTCGTCAGGTCTGCGTCAGACGATGCTCAGTGCTGCCTTGTCGTACCACGGCAGCCTGGTGCAGATCAACGGGCAAGCCCTGTCCTATGCACAGGCCATCCTGTCGGCCATCGTCGAGGCGTTCAACCTGGAGGTCAAAGCGTTCGCTGCCCGGCTCGACGCCTACAAGACAGAGGCGAACGTCTTTGATGTCAGGCTCAAGGCTGCGCTGTCCTACATCGATCTGTACAAAGCCGAGATCGATGCCCTACAGGCGCTGGTGCAAGTCGATCAGGCCAAGGTCTCGATGTACAAGGGCAGGATCGACGCATTGCAGGCGCTGGCCGGCGTCTACAAATCGCGCATCGACGCGGTGGTGTCCCAAGCATCCCTTGAAAAGCTCAAACTGGACCTGTTCCGGGCCAAGACCGATGCGTATGGCCTTCAGGTGCAGAACAAGCGGTTCGAGTACGACGCACATTCAGCGGCCATCCAAGGCAACGACCAACTGGTGCGCCTGTACCTGGGCCAGCTTGGCGCCTACAACGCGCAGCTCGACGGGTTCAAGGCCGACATATCCGCACAAGCCGAAGTCGTGCGGGCGCAGTCCCTGACCAACGAGGCCAAGGCCGATCAGGTCAAGGCCGATGTCAGCGTGTACGAGGCAACCACGCGCGCACGCAGCGACGTTGTGCGCTCAAAGATAGCCATCCAAGGGCAGCAACTGAGCGTGGTCGACGGCCAGAACCGGGTGGCCATTGCCAAGGCAGAGGTTGAAAACTCGATCTACCAGACGATTGCCAATGTGACGATGGCCAACAAGCGCAACGATATGGACGGGCTGATCAAGAACGCCGAGACCAACCTGGGACGCACCAAGGCGGTCGCTGACCTTGGTATTGCATCGGCAGAGATCTACAAGGGCCTGGCCGGCGCTGCACTGTCAGGGCTCAATACGCTTGTCTCGCAGAACAAGGAAGAGTGATAATCGGGGCCTGCATGTCGGTAGCTCAATTGGCAGAGCGTCGGTCTCCAAAACCGAAGGTTGTGGGTTCGATTCCTACTCGATATGCCAGAATCTTCACGCATGCGGGTTGGATGGCATGGTCGGGCCACCGTAACGACAGGCCCATAAGGGTCGCAACCCGCAGCCGTGAGGGTGAATGCGCAGGCTGATGCGCGGCGTGGTAGCACACGACATTTACGCCGGGGATCAGCACCGGCCATCCTCAAAGAGCAGGCGGGTTCGATTCCCGTTCGTTGGCCGAGATCTGGTGAAAGAGCGCGTTTGACTCGCGCACTGTGGGGAAACCCACTTAGCTAGTGCCCTCAGGTGGAGAGGGAGGCCTGACATCTGGAAAGACAGAACTGAGAAGCCACCCTAACCCGGTGGCTTTTCTTTTGCCCCCGGCGACTCGTGACAGACTTGACACGGGGCGAGAAACTGCACCCGTCAATGTCCTGGCAGGCTAGAATGACAACACCATGAGGCCCTTTTCTCATGCGTTCCGCGCCATCGAAAGATGGTCTAGCCCGCCAGGACACGGAACGCAGTCGAAAAGGGCCTTTTGCGTTTCCGAGTGTCAGGGCGCCAGTTGACGAAGTGAACGGGGAATGTCGTCCCAGAACCCAATAAAGCGATGGCGCTCTATGACACCCGGCGCCGTGGCGTTTCGCAGCGACCATGAAAACAGGCAAGCAGACCGACAAGACGCGTGGCCCACGATACGGGCGCCTGGTAATCGAATGCGACGTTCAGCGAGCAGCAGGCCTACGGGCTGGCTGAGAGGACTCCAACACATGGCCCCGAATACCGGGGTCGGGAGCCTCGGGTGTCGCTATG